ATGTAAATGTAGGAACAACTGTATCAGTCACAAGCACTCCCGAAAATCCTGTCCATACTCATATTACAGAAGTTGGTTCAAGTGGTATTTTACAGGATATGGGTGTTCCTTATATGCCTGTTGGTGTTGGAACAGTAAATCTAAATCTTTCATATCTTCCAGTTGGTATTTCTTCATTACTGAATACTGTATCAATAGGAAATACAGTTTCTATTTCTAATACTTCATTCTACATAACCAATCCAGTCACAACAGTCGCAGTATCAAGTATTGGTTCTACTGTTACAGTTCAAGGAACAGTAGGAATTGGAACAACAGGGCAAGTATCAATCAACCTCAACAATTCACCAGTCAGCACAGCAAATCCATTTCCAGTTACGGGAACAGTATCAATTTCTACAACATCATCAGCATCTGTTACATTTCCACCAATAGCAACTGATGCATTTGGTCGTTTAAGAACTTCAAGTCCATTAACACTTTTTGATAGCTCCCACAGATACAAGGACAATAATCTTTGGAGTGGTTTAGTTGTAGGAACTGGTTCAACAGTTGGATTTGTAACAGCACAAGGTTTAGTCAATATTAGTATAGGAACTACTGCTGGATGTTCTGCAATTAGGGAAACCACAAAAGTATTCTCTTATCAACCAGGAAAATCATTACAGGTATTGAATACATTTGTAATGAACCCAGCAAAAGCAAATCTTCGTCAAAGAGTAGGATATTATGGTGCAGATAATGGAATGTATCTGGAACTTGATGGAGATACTTTGTATTTTGTAGAAAGAAGTTTATCTCTTGGAACGACAACAAGAGTTGCACAGGAAGATTGGAATATTGATACTATGCTTGGTGCAGGACATCTCAATCCATCAGGCATTACATTAGATATTTCCAAAGCACAAATTTTGTGGATGGATATTGAATGGTTAGGACTTGGAACAGTTAGATTGGGTTTTGTAGTTGATGGGAAGTTTATTCACTGCCATTCATTCCATCACGCAAACTTAATCACTTCAACTTATATTACAACGGCATCATTACCTTTGAGATATGAGATTGCAAATACTGGAATTACAACAAGTTCAAGCACACTGAAACAAGTTTGTTCTAGTGTAATTTCAGAAGGTGGTTATGAACTTCGTGGAATACAGCAGGCAGTAGGAACACCAGTCCAAACACCAGTTGATTTAACAACAGCAGGAACTTATTATACAGTTGTATCAATTCGTCTTAAAGCAACACCAAATAGATTAGATGCAATTATAATTATGACTGCACTTTCTATTCTAGGCATTACAAATAATGCAACTTATAACTGGCAAGTAAGAGCATCTGGAACATCTAGTGGTGCAACTTGGACTGATGCTGGTGTTGATAGTGCTGTTGAATATAAGATTGGTGGGGGAACTTATACTGGCGGAAGAATACTAGCATCTGGATATACGTATGGTTCCAATCAAGGTTCATCATCAGTAGATATTCTTAAAGAGGCATTATTTAAGTTTCAGTTGGAAAGGGATGCATTAACAGGAACACCTTATGAACTTTCTATTGTATGTGCTTCTGATGCTAATGGTGCAGATATTCACGCTTCTATGGACTGGGAAGAAATTAGTAGGTAATACTAGATATTGATAAATAACTAATATAGTCCAATTATTACAATGTCCGTATATAAGATTGTACAAAAAATTACGCCATTGACGATGACTGGTGCAGCAGTAACCAGTAATCCAATTGCTTTGAGGTCTGGTTTTTTGAGAATTGTTCCAGAACAAGATGCTTACGTTGAGGTTGCTCCAACCCCAACAATTAGTACTTCTACGAATGCTAGTATTTTTGTGAAGGCTGGAACTGAACTTGTTTTAAAAGATACCGCAGTCACTCAAACTATTGTTGGTGTAACTACTGGAACTACCACTGTTGTGACTTTACCAGAAGGTACTTTCTCTGATTTTTCTGCTGGTGATATTGTTGAACTTACTGGTATTGTTCCCGCAGGAATTAACACAACAGCAGCAACTGTTGCATCAGTTGATGCAACGAATGATGCTGGAACAGGTGGATTTAATAGAGTAATTACTCTTACTTGGAATACTTCAAGTCAAGGTGCTCCAATTACTACTTCCACTGGTGTTTTGAGAAGAGTAACAAAAGTTGCTGCTTATGGTGCAAGTGGAAAACTTCACATCACAGAAATTCAAATCGCAGGTGGTTAATCCAATGAAACTTATCACAGAAGAAATAGAAAAGGTAAAAGTAATTACCGAAGAAAAAAATGGAGTTAAATCCCTTTTTATTGAAGGTGTTTTTCTTCAGGCAAATAGACCAAATAGAAATAAAAGATTATATGAAATGAGAACTCTTGAAAGAGAAGTCAAAAGATATAATGAAAATTTTATTGCTAAAGGTCGTGCTCTTGGTGAATTGGGACATCCAGATGGACCAACTTTAAATCTTGATAGAGTATCCCATAAAATTACTATGCTTGAAAGAAAAGATGATAATTTTATAGGAAAAGCAAAAATCCTTGATACCCCGATGGGAAAAATTGCATCTTCTCTCTTGGGTGAAGGTGTTTGTTTGGGTGTTTCTTCTCGTGGTGTTGGATCATTAATTCCAACTAATGAAGGTTATTCTTTAGTTGGTGAAGATTTTATGCTTGCGACTGCTGCTGATATTGTTGCTGACCCTTCTGCTCCTGATGCTTTTGTGAATGGAATTATGGAAGGAAGAGAGTGGTGTTGGGAAGGTGGAATTCTTCGTGAAAAAGCCGCAGAAGCAACAAAAAGAAAAATAAACACACTAGTAGACCAAAAACGTTTGGACGAACAGAAAGTTGATCTGTTCCAGAACTTTTTATCAAATTTATAAATTATAAATAAATAAAGATTAAACAATAGGTTAATCGGAGAGATCTAAAATGTCCCGTGGTAAAAATTTACAAGAAATGGAAACAGGCACTAAACAATCCAAAACTGCTGTGAATGCTGGTGCAAAGGCAGCAGAACCAATGCAGAAATTAACCACAGGCATTCCTGATGGTCAAACTGGTAGTTGGGAAGATCTTGGAGGACCAACTCCAGAGAATTACAAACCAGATGATGATTCTGCAAAACTTTCAACTCCTGGAGCAACCCTTAAGCAAGTTAAGAATGTTGTAAACAAAGGTGCAAAAGCAGCAGATGCTATGAAGTCGCTTGCTAAAGAATCAGTCGAAGAAGATGAGGATGAAGAACTCATCGATGATGAGGCTGAGTATGATGAAGATGAAGTAGTTTCTGAAGCAAAGAAAAAGTCTTCCAAAGATGAAGAAGATGAAGAAGGTGAAGATGAAGATAGTGAAGAAGATGATGAAGAGGACAAAAAAGAAAAAGCAATGAAAGAGGCATTTGCCCAAATCGAAGAAGAAATCGAAGAGGACGTAAATGCACTTCTTTCTGGTGAAGAACTCTCCGAAGATTTCAAGGTAAAAGCTAAAACAGTTTTCGAAGCTGCTTTAAACGCAAGAACAGAGCAAATTGAAGAAGCAATTGTTCATCAGTATGAGCAAAAACTTGCTGAAGAAGTAGAAACAATTAGAGAAGAATTAACTGATCGTCTTGATGCATATCTTGAGTATGTATCAGAAGAATGGTTACAAGAAAATGCTCTCGAAGTAGAGCAAGGACTTAAAACTGAAATGACCGAATCATTCCTTGCTGGAATGAAGAGTCTTTTTGAAGATCATTATGTAACAATCCCTGAAGATAGATATGATGTACTTGAGAGTATGGTAGAAAAACTTGATGAAATGGAGAATAAACTCAACGAGCAAATCGAAAAGAATGTTGCTCTGAATAGAAGATTAGCTGAGTCGGTTACTGAAGTAATCTTTGCCGAAGTTTCTGAAGGTCTTGCACTTTCTCAGAAGGATAAACTCGCTTCTCTTGCTGAAAATGTTGAGTTTGATAGTGAGTCAGACTATCGTGAGAAGCTGGTAACATTAAGGGAATCATATTTTCCCAGAAACGCTGGTACTCAAAGAGACAACTCGGATTATATCGTAGAGGAAACTGATTATTCGCAACCAGTATCTGGTTCGATGTCAAGATATCTCGATACACTCCAAAGAGTTGCTAAAAAGTGATTTTTAAATTATAACAATCAAACTAAAACTTTTTTAAAGAGGTAAAACAAATGCAAATGTTCAACGCAGAACATCTGCAGGAGAAGTGGGCACCACTCCTTGACTATCAGGGACTTGATGGAATCAAAGATTCGCATCGTAGAATGGTAACCGCAGTTCTCCTGGAGAATCAAGAAAAATTCCTTCGTGAGGAAAGAGATTTCCTCGGTGAAGGTTCCACAACTGGTTCAACCAGTAACACTGCTGGTTTCTCTGGTGGTGCAGTAGCAGGTGGTCCAGTAGCAGGTTTCGACCCTGTTCTGATTTCACTCATCCGTCGTTCAATGCCTAACTTGGTCGCATATGACCTCGCAGGTGTTCAACCAATGAACGGTCCTACAGGACTCATCTTCGCAATGCGTTCACGTTATACCAGTCAAACTAATGCTGAAGCATTCTTTGATGAAGTTGATTCACAGTTCTCTGGCAGAAAGGGCAACCAATCCCAGTATGCTGTCAATCCTGGTGTTGAAGCAAACGTAGGTTTCGGTACTACTGCTTCACAAACTGGTAGCAACCCTGGTCTTTTAAATGCTGCTGGTACTTCACAGCAAAGTTATAACGTTGGTGGTGGTATGTCCACTGCTGATGCAGAAATACTTGGTGCATCAGGTCAAGAAAGCTTTAACGAAATGGCATTCTCAATCGAGAAAGTCACCGTTACTGCAAAGTCAAGAGCACTCAAGGCTGA